GTTTCATCGCCTTAAACTTAATACCGTGCCAAAACGGGTTATTCAAAGTGCGGTTAAGTACGCTGTCGTAATGCAAAATTGTGCCGATATATATCACATCGTATTTCTGACCAACCCCGCCCAAAGGCAATACAGTCTTAGTCAGCCACGCATTGAGCTTGTCGCGCTGTTCGGGGTTGCGGACTTGTTCGTCATTCTCAATATCGTCCAAAACAGTTAAGTCAGGACGGTAAGGGCCGTGACGCAAACCGCGCAGCTTTTTACCGCTACCGGCCACTTGGACTTTAACGTCATTGGCCGTCACAATCGTACCGGCCTGCCATACACGGCCTTGCCCGCATACTTCCGGAAAGTCGGTTTTCAAGCGTGGATTAAACTCAAGTTCTGCCTTAATGGCCTCCAGCATCGGATACGCTTGGTCGATACTGTCCATTACGATGACCGCATAATGTTTTTGGCCTGTCACAATACACCACAGCGTAAACAACTGAGTAACCTGCGTCGACTTACCCTCGCCACGCGGCGCACCCACTGCCTCATTTTCCCCTTTGAGGGAGCGGATAATATCCGGCAGACGGCTGAATAAAAACGCATGCAGTTCGGATTTCTCAGGCGAGCGGATATAATGGGGGAAGTAGGTATTTAC